GAAACATTATACTGGAGGAGGAACTTAATCCCCTCACCACTATCAATCTGTTGGTTGATAGCCTCACCCGAGATGGCTCGGGACTGGCTCGTTTTTGCGTCTTTAGTCTAAAACAGACAGGTAACCGGACTGTGTCCTTTCCTGAATGTCTAGAGTCGCTAGAACGTGTTATGAATACGAAGAAATCGCACGTAGTATCCGAAGTGGACTACGAATATGTACTAGATACATTATACTTCTTGAGAAGTCTTCTTGAAACTCTCTGGGATGCCGACAAGGCGTTTCTGAGAATTAAGATGAGCGATTTAGATGGTTTCTGGGATGCTCTTAAAGAGGCACCCGATGCAAGTCAGAGGATTAAGGCAATTAAATACTTCACCTCATGGCCTATGGCCAAGTGGTTGAGGAACGATATACCTGCATGCCCTGACTGGCTTAAGAAACATTTTGGTTCCAAAGTGCTACACTTCCCCATTCGTGGTCCTTTAAGACAACATATGAAAAACATGTTGGCTTCAAGCTCAAATCGAATGCGTCCCGCCAAATTATTTGTTGGCTTACTCCAAGGAGTTAAAAGAGGATGTGCACCTGTCGGAATGGATTTTATCCAATCGACTATGTTATCACATAAGGCAAGTCTTACGCAGACTCTGCCAGTATTAGAAGAGGAGATTTCCGATGAATTTCAGGAGAAATTCGAGGCCCTATGGCAGCGAAATAAAACTATGACTTTCGGAAAACCCTTGCTTAGGAAAATTGGAAACCCAGGCTTTAATGCGTGTCTTGAATCTAAAAGATCAGACGGAGGCAAAGCCGGGTACGTGAACAAACTCATTCGAGTTAACCAAGACATGACCCCTGTTGGGGAGCTAATTCGAGATGTGTACAACACGGATTTTAGCTTTATACGTGACGAGCTCCTACGAATGTACGAGACCGGACCGGGTAAAGTTTCCGAGGTACGTGGGTGGCCTACGCCTACCTATAACGAATTACTATATCATGCCTTTATCGAGGTTAATAAGGGGCCGTGTCAAGCACGCGTTGCACCCATTCTCGAACCGTTAAAATGCCGACTAATTACGAAAGGACCTGCACTACCTTACTGGGCGTCTATGACTGCACAAAAGGATATGTGGCAACATCTTCAAAACTACCCCCAATTTGCCCTTACAGGACAAATGGTGGATGGCTCTCACTTGGAGGGCATCTTACTTAAGGAGGAGAAGTTATGTTTAGATTTCAATAAGTGGGTCAGCGGAGATTACTCTGCCGCCACTGATGGTCTTAGTACTGAGGTTAATAGTCTGGCTTTTACGGCCTACTGTGATTCCGTCAATGCTTCTCATATGGAGCGTCAAGTCTGGAATAGCGTCCTTGGTTGTCACGAGGTCAGTTACCCCAAAGCATTTAATAGCAATGGGGAGCTTGATCCGATGATGCAAACGAACGGTCAACTCATGGGTTCCACTTTCGTTTCCAATACTATGTCCTATTAATGTCATAGCTTATTGGCAGGCGCTTGAAGAATACACAGGCAGGAAATTTAGTGTTCACGAACTTCCGTGTCTCGTAAATGGAGATGATATCCTTTTTCGTGCGAACGATGAATTCTATATCGTATGGCAGAAATGGATTAAGGTTGCTGGATTTACTTTAAGCGTGGGTAAAAATTATATTAGCCCATCATACCTTACCGTAAACAGTCAATCATGGTTGTATACTTCAACCAACGGAAAACATAAATTCCGTCCAGTCACGTTTCTTCGAAACGGACTTCTCCTTGAAAAAGCCAAAGGTCCTGTTGTAGTTGCACAGAGAAAGAATGCTATTGATACCCCTTTCATTTCTAAAATGGAAGAAGTTGTCACAACGGCATGTAACCCTGCACGTGCTCTTAAGCGGTTTATTTCCTATAATAAGGATCGCGTTCAGCATATTACACAGAATGGAAATTACACCTTATTTGGCAGTCCTGAGACAGGCGGACTTGGTCTCACAGAACCAAGCGAATCTAATACTTACTACACCCCATTCCAGAATAAATTCTCTGGATTCCTATATAAGAAGAACCGGGGGCAAATCGACGATCGTGTCATGGATACAAGAGATATCACCTTTAGTGGGATGATTACCTCTATCAATGATCTGAGTAGCGTTGGGGCAAAACCCATCCAGTCTACGTGTCGTGTAGTATTACGTGATAAATTGGAACCAATGAGAGAGAATGAAGAAATATTACCTATAGCTAATAAGCCCTTTATAAATAATTGTCAAGTTGTTGCTAATGGTTCACCCGAATTGACGTGGCGAACCAGGCGACCTAAGACAAGGATCCTCAAGGAATTTCGTGAACTCAAGTTTCCATCGAAACGAAAGTCACCAAAAATTTGGGATCTTGTAGTCCGTAAGATGAAGAATCTGGTAATTTCGAAACCAGACGACATCACAGGACCTGATGAACATATGGAGTGGGGTAGCACTTTCGATCAAGATGACTATCTTGACGAACTGCGCTATTCTCGCCAATGGTAAATAAACACACTTCCCCCGATTTATCGGGGAGCGAGGGGCCAACTGATGACGCCTCCCTCGTTAAATATAACGGCAGAAATGCGCTACGGAACGTTCAAACACTGGACGTGCATTAAACAGACCGAAGTCAATATTTATCCATGACAGATAATTCCATTGTTCATCCCTCTGTCCTCCGTGGCATAATGGCTCAAGCTAAACAAAACAACAGGCAAAATGGAAAGAATGGAAAGCCCACCGGACGCCGTGTGGCACCCTCTCGTAGACCTAGAAATCAGCCATCGGGCCGACCAATGGTCATGCGGACTCCAAATAGGATCCCTCGGGGACTTGCTCCAAAGCATCATTTCAATGCTTTCGGCACTAGTACCCCGCAGGCCCTCCCCTTCTCCATAGGGCCCGCAACGAGAATTTCCGGTTACCGATCAATAACTGTCACTGTAGAGTCAAACGAGGATTATCTCCTTGTTTTCGACGCATCCCACGGGATGGGGCAATTATGTCGGTTTTCCCATAATCGTGATAATAATACGTGGGGGGCGAACGAAGTTGCGTCAATAACATCGACTGGTTTCGGTCTTACACCCACTTCTGGATCACCTGAAGTAGCAATGTGTTCACGTGGATCAGTCCGTCTACGTAATATTTCACCTGCCGGCAATGTTGCTGGTCTGGTTAGAACTTTACGTCTTGGAACACCCACAGAACTACAATACACGCCCAGTGCGGCCAATCTGACGTCTGTTCAACAACTTATTGAAGGACATTCACGGACCCATACCTATTCTGGTTCAACACTTACTGAAACCCATCAGTGGGATCAGATTCCTGTTAACCAAACGGATTACATGGGTTTCACGAATATTGGCTTCCAAAACTCTTTTTGGAGTTCGGCAACACAACGGGGCATGAGTACCGTCTTCATGTATATCTCCGCATTAGGATACCAACAAACTTATGAGGTATCTTTTGCAGGAGACTACTACTGTCGATACGGTGCATCGGGCCCCTTGGCCAACATTGCTCAACTACCGCCAACCACTACTATCGCTCACACAAATTATATGCGTGATGTTGCGGAGTCTGTTGGTTCGGCAGGTATAAATATTATTAAAGATGTGGGTTCATTTGCTCTTAACGGCGCTCAATCCATGGCTTCAGGCTACCTAAAGAATCTAATTAATTCTTCTTATTCTGCTCGTGCCCCTCAGTTAATGAGTGGCATTGGAGCACAACGTGGTATGCTTGCTTTGGAGGAAGGCGCTCTTGCCTTAGTTTAAAATTTTTCTTCTCTCTCTTCTAAAATCTTCGTATTCTTTATTTAAATTTTGAAACGACAGTAATCTTAACCACTCATTTAAACCTACTATCAAGAATGTTGAAGTGTAAGTCCTATAAATAATATGGCCGCAAATTGTCAACTGAGGTAGTCGTTTAATATCAGTATTCGGATGATCGTCTTAACGAATTTGAATAAGTCCCGTCCCATCGTAGGTGTTGTTGTCAACACCCAAGGTTCAGG